CCTACTTTATGCCGAAGTGGGATCACCTGATAAGGTTACCGTACCTGTGGCTGTAATATCTGTTGCAGTAACGTCTGCAAACGTGACATCCTCTCCTGCTACAGCAGCTTTGCTTGCAGGGTATGTCATAAATATGTCTTTGTTACCACTGCTGAAGTTAACAGCAGAAGCACCATTTGAGCCAGCGTAGACAGTTGTACGTGTCAGGGTGTTACCCGTGTTAAACGTACCTAGCCCTACTTCCCATTCGTCTGTACCTGAAGCGGTATGCACAATGGCATAAAAGGTTGTGTCACCATTTGACATGACACTTGAAAATGCGTCAAATGTCGCAGAGGCTCCTCCTAGAGATACAGCACCTGTACCTGTAGTAGTCGTGATCTCTTTGACACGATCCTTAATAATTAGCGCCATTGTTTATACCTTGATTTTAGCTAATACGTATTACTGCGCTAGAAGAGTCATTGGTTGGGAATACAATAGTGAAGTCACCAGATGTTGATGTCACGGTACTACCAAAGTCAAAGACTGCAATAGCTTTGTTGCTAACACTACTGTTGTAGATAATAGCACCATCAGCAGAGATAGTTAAGTTGCTAAATACTTCGTCTGCAAAGTCAACGTAAGCCACACCACCAGAAAGGCTAACAGTAGGGCTATCTAGTGCTTGACCACCTGCAGTGTAGTTAGTACCTGTAGCTTCATCTGAATTACCTGTAACGTCAGAATAGTTTGTTGTAGCAGCACCATAGGTTCCTGTAGGTGTATCCTTAATCAAGGCAACCTTCAATGTGTGGTTGTCTAAATCATGCTCACCCTGCAGTAATTCCTGTTTAAAGCTGTTACACATTGCTGTAGTAATTGCCATAAGATTATCCTCTTGTTAAAGCACAAAGGGGCCAGCACATAGGCCAGCCCCAAAGTTAAGGTAATTATGCTACGTTGTAAATCGCAGATACCATCGCTTCTGGGCGTAGTACTTTGCGACCATATAGGTGCATACCACGTACAATATCAGCGAATGAATCTGGGTCACGATATGTTTCAACTTTGTTGATCTGCTCAGCAGCAGCAACAGCTGTATCGTGTCCAGCGACAATAACACCGTAGTTTGTAGACTGCGGAGCTGCTGTTGACGCAGATGGGCCTGTACCTTTTGCTGGGAGGTTATTTGAAACGTAAACACGGAAGCCGTGTAGGTTGTTCAATACCAAGCCATTCTGTAGACCTGAACCACCAAAATCAGAATTTAGGAGGCGTGAGTCTTCGTCTTTAAGCATCTCTACAAATACGGGGTCAACTACGAGCCAGCGCCCATTTGAGTCAACGTTCTGTACGTCTTGCAAACGAGCCATACGTGCTACGATCTGCAAAGGAGATACAGTTGAGTTTGACAATGATTGTGCGCCTGGAAGACGAGGTGCAACTGGAATAGAATCACCCGCAGCTTCACCTGTTACGCCTGTTAGCTGACCTGTGAAAGTAACAGCTGACATAACGTTTGAGTCTAGGTATTCACCAGTTGTGTCACCACCAGACTGATCACCAGTACCAGTACCTGAAATAGCAGCGTCACCAATACGAGCACCAGCAGTTGTGTAACCAGATGCATAAGACAATACGTCTGAGTCAAACGCATCAGCCATTTTATAAGCTGCACGGTTTGACGCTAGAGCCATAAAGTCTACGTTAGCAAACTGGTCTTCGATGTCATCCATTTTGAATGCGAAGTAGTTTGCTTTGTCAATCTCTAGAGAGAATTGAGCATCTGTTAGCTTCTCAACGCTAATACCTGTGTGACGCTCCAATGCAGTAACTGCTACATCTGGTTCTTTCTGGATGCGAACAGTGTCACCTTGGTTTGCAATCTCACCGTAGTAAGAAGAGTTAGTAATAGCACTTGCTACTGACGCTTTACGTAGAGCAATCTGTGCTTGTTTGGAGTAAATAATAGGGGACCAGTTTCCTGTAAAACCCCCTGATGCGGAAGTAATAGCCATAGTAAAGTTCCTTTCAATTAAGATATGGCGTTAAAACGAAACACTACATATCCACTGAAAGAGGCCAATCGTAATAGGGTAGTCAGCTATGCACATCAGAATGGCCTTTCTTTAGTGCGCTGGGCCTTTACTCTTGGGTAGTTCTTATAGTGTGGCGTTAGTGTAATAATAGCACATATTGTATTGTACTATACATGCTAATAGTTATACGTAGCAATTAAGCTATGTCAAGCTATTTTTTGGTTACATCATAGATGAATTTACCATTACGCATAGCTTCCATAATCTCATCTTGTTTTGCTTCGTATTGCTTGTAGGTCAACTTATTAACTTTGCTCTCTGACCATAGAGAAGCGCTGTCATCTGACCTGGGTGTATTACGACCCTTAGATTTTACTGAAGAGGCTGCAGACTTATCGTCTGAGGTAGTCTTCTTGGCTGGGGTAGTAATTCCTTTGTCTGCCTTATATAGATCAATAGCACGAGCTACAGATTTAGCATCGTCTGGATCTTCATATAAAGCAGTCTGTATCCAGTTAGGCTGTTGTTCTGCCCAATCGTGGAACTCATCGTCTGCACGAATCTGCTCAAAGTCAGGATGTAGCTGCAGTAGTTCTGCTTCTGCTTTTTCCCGACGAGCTTCAACTCGTAAAGACTCAATCTCACTTAGTCGTTTA